CGTTACGATCAGATATGACGAATCCGTCACTTTCTTCCACTGGCCCACTGTCCTTGTTGCCCTGATCCAACTTCTGCTTTTTAAGTTGTAATTCTATCATTTTGAGTTTCTTGTCGATCTTGCCGCTTTTGGCGTCTATGGCGTTACGTAGGAAGTTCCCCGCAACCTCGAATATCCTTCCAGAATATCGTGAGTCAACATTCATGCCCAAATCCATTAGATTCTTGTAACTTTCTTCCGCTTCTATGGCCAATTTGTCTAACTCGAGGTCTGACAGTTCACCCAGTCCTTTTACCTGTGGCAGGGCCGCCGCTACTTTGTCAAATTCTGCATAACTTTTCTGTAAATTCTTCTGTGTCTGTGGATCCAGATTCTTAGCAGATGCATGTTGTCCATTGGATTCCTTGATCTTCTTGTCTTTTTCCTTCTTGTCTACCTCTTTGAATGCTTCTTTGACATTTGGTAAATTGAGGATGTCTTCTAGTTTCTTTGTCATTGCTATATTTACTTACGTTTGCCGTTGTGGAACAACTGTTCTTCTGACACTACCCTAAATCTTATTTTTCTCTGCTTGGCATATGCGTTTGCGGCCTCCCACTTGGCCATGTTGATGACCACCTGTTTCTTCTTGGCCAGACTCTTGCCCGCGGCCTCCATTGATGTCTGACTCATGGGTTTGACCTCCACCATCTCCGCGTGTTTGCGACCTTCCTTGTCCTGGTACACTATGAAGAAGTCTGGCACGTATATGGTGTACTTGCCCGTGAACGGATGCCTGTATGGTATCTTGATTGATTCTGATGCCCACTGGTACACGTTAGGATGTTCATCACACAGTCTCATGAATGAGTGTTCCCAACTTGATCTGTATGTGGGTGTTTTCGTGCCCACGTACTTCTCCGCATTCTTGGGAGAGAACTTGCCCCTAGCAAATCTCGGTAACATTAGTCTATGATGTTTCTAGATACCGTCTCTTTGGTGGCCAGTGTTTTCCTCACACCCAGCCTGCTTGACTTGTACCTGTTGGCGTTAAGTATTATTGTTATCAGTTCTGATAGCAGTGCTGGTGTGGCGTATGTCAACTTATCCAGTATCTCTTGAGGTTTGATGTCGTCTATCTTGGCCTGTGCCATTATAGCGTACCCAGTTGATTCCGCCGCCGTCCTGGAGAAACCACGTTTCACGAAATAGGCTATGGTGCTGTCGTACTCTCCCTGATTGAATTCATAGTCGGTCTGGTACTGAGTAGTGGTCAGTTTGTCCACAGTCTTTTGTAATTCATCTTTGTCTTTTGGTGGTAGGTTTGTGTAGAATTCAGCCATTATATTGTCACCTTCTCAACCACTATCTGGACGTCTTTGGATTCCCTAGGGATTTTTATGTATCCTTCTGTTACCAACTTCCTCATATCTGTGATTGCTTTGTTACTGTACACGCTCTTGATATTGTCCGACGAGCCTTCGTATTCGATGTTAGATTGTGCAATCGTTAATCCTTTTCGAGACCCGACGTCTCTGAAATAAAGGGCGGCCGCCACCTCATCTCTGACGTTCTCGTCGTTGGACACCAGATTGAATGATTCACTCTCTCCCAGGAAGTTGACAGTGTCCACGTTGGATTGTTTTATCACTCTGCTGTTGGCCTTGTCCTTGTTGTCTGCCGTGCCGGCCAATTGTGCTATGGAACTGGCATTCGCGATCACGGTCGCACCAACAGTGAATCGTGCTATTGGATTGGTGATGTTCGAAGACTGTTTGCCGATCTCGAGCACACCCTTCTTGGCTATGCCTTTCAACTCTTGTTTGACGTTTGACTTCTTGATTTTCTTTGCATTGTTATAGGTGTTGGATGCACCAAGTATGGCACCCAGTATGTTGCCCTGTTTGTAATTTTTGATTACTGATCCCACACCGTCCACGATACCGCCAGGACCAAATATGCTGTTGGTGCCGCCACCCAGTATAGACAGTGGGCTAGGAGACTGATCATAATTTATGGTTGCAAATCCTTTGACCACTTCCCTGCTTATTACGCCTGCCTTGTATATCACTGTTTCATATAGAATCTGCATGGAGTTGCTCATTACACCTGTGCCGTCTGCTTGATCTAGGTTGTCGTGGGAGAACGAACCAATGACTGGATTGACCAGGGTCATTGATGTGAATCTCTTTTTGTGTAACACAAAAATCTCTATGCCTTTCAGGTAAGGTTTACCCCTTACCTTGGGTGTGTCCATTCCAAACTTGTTGAATTTTCTGGCCTTATCGTTGAAGTCGTAGTAATCGTCTTTGGTGGGAGAGACGACCAGGTCGGAATTCATTGACACAGAATCTGCTATGTGGTACTCGTAGTACTTCTTCCAGAATGCGTTCACAGTGTCTGCGTGGTCATCATGGAAGGTGATGTTCACAGGATCGTACGCTATCCTGGTTCCTAGGTACATCTTCTTGTTGTACTGTGTCTTCTCCTCGTAGCTCAGATTGTACTTTGGTAGGTCACAGGCCTTGACCAACATGTTTAGTTGCAGTTTCTCATTGGCCGCGAACCCTGGATTGAACAGGCTTTCGTCTGTGTTGAAAACCACATGGAACAGGAATTTCTGTTTTGGCATCAATTTGAAATTGTCGTCTATGTACAATCTAGATGCGTGTTGGTAGTCTTTCATTCCTGGAAGACCGTCTTGGAAACCTTGTAAGAAGTTGTTTATGCTTGGCATACTGTTATTTATAGTCACAAAAAAAGCGCCTATAAAGACGCTTTTGATGTTATAATTGCTAACTTAATTTTTTATATTACTGTCCACCACCTGTACTTAGAGTACCGATCGTTCTAGTCACTGCTGTTCCAATTCCTGTTCCTGTTGGAGTTTGGATCGCGTTGTCATATCTGATCTGCATGGTGATAGATACTGGTTCTGATTGATTGTATGCCAGTGAGTTGTAGTTTACGTTTTCAACGTATGCACCGTACAATTCAAATGTTTCTAGCACATTTGGTGAACTCGCACCGTTACCACCGTCTAGCATTTCAATTCTAGCAGTGAATTTGTAATCAATACCTGACGCCGCTGAACTCTGTTCAAAGAAATCAAACTGTTTCTGTATCTGTTCTCCAACCAGTTTAGTAACTGAGTTGTTTACATCATCTCTTAGGTTGATTGTGATCGCTTCCCAAGTGTGTTTACCTGCAATGTATACTTTAGAGTTGTACACGTCCAGTGTAACGTTGTCAAAAGATAATTGTGGTCTTGTGATGTCTATCACTTGTTTTGTTAGTTCTGATCTCGGTGTTGATACTCCAAAATTTTCAAGTATTGCTCTGAAACGATACTGTAGTTTTGGCATCAATAAACCTTGTGATGCCGAACTCTGATCGGTTGCTAGTGGTACTGTGAATTTTGATAAAGTTGATATTGCCATCTGTTTCTCCTATTTATCCAAAATTAGTTCCCTAACTTTGCAATTTCTCCTGTGTTTTTGATTCTCAACGGTATGTAAATGAATTCAACTGATTTTATTGGTTCAATTGCGATGTCCACGTACAGCTCGTTCCTGTCTATCCTTGTAGGTGTGTTGTTTGTGCTGTCACATACTACTAGGAAGTCAAATAGTCCCCTTTGGCCAACTAGTTCTAGCAAGAAAGATTCTACTGCACCTTTGATCTCGTTTCTAGTCAGTTCGTCATTTGGTTCAAAGATGAACGGTTTAGCAATAGCGTCTAATTGTGTTCTTAGATACACTGCCAATCTTGAAACGTTTATCCTGTCCAAAGCCGAACTTGCCGATGTCTTAGTCAAGTTACCAAAATTAACAATCCCTGCGCCTGCAAAGAAAGTGATTGGGTTGATCTTAACTTCGTGCATTGAATCCCTCACTGACTCTGTTACAGATATTGTTTCAAACTCTCCTGTTGCTGAGTCTATGTAACCAACTGCTGTAGCGTTGTCAACGACACCTCTTCTTGTTCCTGATGGTGCGAACCATGGGAAAGCGATGTTGTCGTTGTTCGCAAGTGTTCTCAACATCATGTGTGATGGTGGAACAACAATAGTTTTTCCTGTGTTGTCTGTTGTCTGTCCTGACGGATAAAACACACCCAAGTATTCACTTGCACTGACCAGGCCGTCTTCACCGTTGTCAAGTGCTCCGGCTGAGTTGTTAGCCCAGTTTTGTATGCTAGTTGACGTTCCTTCTAATCTCAATGGAGTGTCACCAACTATAAACGCTGTGTTGTTTCTGTCCGTGTTCAAAGCAATCATGTTCGCAATCAATTCTGGATAACCAGGTGTAGCAATAACATTGAAGCCTCTTTGGTCTTCTCTGATTGCTTGGTTTGTGTCGATCTCTGATTTAAGTTGCTCAACTATCACTTTTCTCTGTGCTTTTCTACCGAAAGAGCCAGATCCGTCTGCGTTGTTGCTTGATTTAGTAACCCATCTGTCAGGGAAGTAAGTTGATACACTCTCGTTACTTGTTCTGATGTTACCTAAACCTGCTGATCCGCTTCCTGGATATTTCGTAGTTGTTATGTAATTGTTTTTGTATTCTTTAACATTGTAACCTGAACGTCTAGTGTTCCACAGCAATATACCCTGTGGGAATAAAGCCGGATCTGGAGCATCTGGGTCTAGGAAACCATCACTCAATAAGTCTTTGATTGAACTCGGTGATCCCGCACCGCCCGTTGACAATGAATCTGCCTTGTCGGCCGCTGTGTGATATCTAGCATCCGCAAACACAACGCCGTCTTCTGTTGTTTGGTCTGTTTTGTCAACCAGTTCCCACGCCGCACCTGATGTGGTCACTGCCACTTGGTTTGATGTGTTAGTTGAACTTAACGTTGCCGCTGTGTTGTATTTGTAAAGTTTTGGATAGTTTTCTAAGTCTGAAGTGTCAATCCATAAGTCATTAGTTACAAGTGCAGTACCATCTGATTGTGTAGTTGGTGCTGTTGCACTGAACTGTGGACCATTTGGATCTGTGCTTGAGTATGCTGTGGCATATCCAACGAAAGTAGTTCCATTGTGTGCCATGATATCTGCTTCGTCAGTTGCAGTGTGATACCATAATGCGCCGTCTGCCGGCTCATTTGTTGGTGCACTTAAACTTGCAGTGTAACTTAATCTCTTCCAGTTACTTGCCATGATACCTGTATTAGCACTTGAGTCAAGGCTATCACCTGTTGGTAGGTCATACAAGTTGTCAATCAAAGTTGAACTGTTCGCTGTGAATGTTCCATAAGCGTGTGCCGTCGTTGCACTGAAGCCTGCATCTAATAATGGTGTTCCTAAATCATCTCCATCAAACATTCTGAACTCACCGCCCAGTTTGTGTGTCATGGTGATCGCACCAGCAGTTGTCTTACTTGCTGAAACGTTTGTTAATCCCGCACCGTTGACTGCCGCTATAAAATCATCTACACCGGTACCAGCCAGTGTTATTGTTACCGCTGAGTTCAATGCTTCTTGATTTTTAACTGATTCTTGTATTTGGAATTTCTCACCACTAGTGAACGAGTATGAAGTTGTGTTACTTGTGATTGTAGTAGCACCGCCCTCGTACCTGAAGAATTGGAAGTCTGCAACATTTCCAGTGGAGTCTGCACCACCTAGATCATTGGCACCCATGCTTTCTTCAGTGACATTGTACTGTGCGTACACTGTGCCTGTAGTCAAAGCAGTTCCACCGTTCGCTGGATCTAGATTAAAGATCGCCGAGTGGTGGTTAGTATGAAGTGGACTAGCAACTTGAGAGAAACTAGCACTTGCTGTAGCATAAAGTTTTGCAACTAATGCCGCACCTGAGTTCGCTGATGTAGTCTTGAACCAAACTGAACCGTTGGGTCTGTCCTCGTCTGCCGTTTTCCAAGTTGGTCTGTTAGTGTGGCTTTCCTGTAGGAGTTTCACACCGTTTTTCACACCTGCCGTGATCCCTAGGTCTGCTAAACCAGTACCTGTATTTGCTTCAAATCTGATAGTGTTAGCACCACCTGTTGAGTCACCTAAAAACTTACCGTTGTGGAAGATTTCTAAGTTACCTGTTGTGCTGTTCACATTTGCTGTGACGTTAGTCACATTGGATCCAATCGCTGTAGCAACATCAGATAATGCTGTTCCACCGTAAGTGATTTCTACACCGTTGATTGTGATCTTGTTACCACTTGTCACTGTTGTTCCTGATGCAACTGTCACCACCGGTAAAGATGTGTGCCAGTCGGTAGAACCAACATGTACCCAAGTGTTACTTGCTGTCTTCTTGTAGATCTTGTTCGTCACGTGTGTTGTGTTGATTGCGTAATCACCAATTACACCGATTGAAGTTTTTGGTGCACCAGTAGAAACACCGCCAACTAGATCAGCAGTTGATGTGATCAATGTCGGAGTGATCGATGTGAATGATTGATTAGTCTGTGACCACTCAAACAAACCATAACTGCTTGATGCAAGGTCAAACCAGTATGTGCCGTCTGTTGGTGCCGCTGTCGGTGCCGAGGCACTTCCAACTAATTCTGCTGTGTCCACATTGGCCCTAAGAACAAAAGCTCTGTTGGCAATTCCTAAGAATGAGTATGCCGCTTGTAAGCCGTATTCGTTCAGTTCATTACCGTTAAGGCTGTTTCCTGAAGCGTCTGTGTAGAATTTTGGATCTCCAAAAGTCTCTGTTAATTCTCTCTGGGACGAGATCAAATATGCAGTGTTGGCGTTGGCAGTTTGTGTGCCTGTTGCTGTGCCGTCTCCCGCACCATTTTGCTTGTCCTGTGATGATGCTACTATGAATAGTGGTGTTGTACCCGCATCTGATGGTACATAGAAACTTTCGTTTATTACTGAAACTTCTACTCCTGGTGATGTTAATGCCATTTTTCGTATTCTCCTTGCAAGTTGTACGTATACTAGAGTTATTTATTCAATCATACGGTTTTGCTGACATAATTTACCGTTTTCTTGGTGCCTATATAGGTTACGTAAATACACACATGCAGTACAAAGACAGACCGTTGTGTACGGAGTGCAAGACCAAGCCCAGGGCCTATGCCTACCAGAGATATGGCAGAGTGTATTGGCGGAGTCGCTGTGACACCTGCATCAGGAAACGGGCTGGCAAACGGGTGGGCGGTGTGACTGCCTTGCAGAGATCAGGATATAAAAAGAAAAACAAGTGTGAACTTTGTGGGTTCAAAGCACAGGCCAAGGCACAACTAGATGTGCTGTTTGTGGACGGAAATCTTAGGAATACTGTGGTGACTAACTTAAAAACTGTTTGCGCCAATTGCCAAAGGTTGGGCAGTACCCGTAGACTTGGATGGCGGGTTGGTGATCTTGTTGCTGACGATTAGGCCATCTATTTTAGCGTATAGTTCTTCTTTTGTACCGTCGTTATCAATCACGAAATCAAACTCTTCTCTTGCCCATGCATATTCTGAACTGTGTATGCCTTGTGGTTCAATGTTGCCCTCAACGTAATTGACAAACCAGTCAGGATCAAATCCTCTTTTCACAAGTATGATCTTGCCACCGTGCCTTCTGATCTGTTTGACTTCATTGGGGAATCTTGTATCTGCTATCACGGTGTCTTGTCCCTTGTACCTACCAATGCAACTGTCCACCCATATTCCGTCGTACATGTGACCACGCATCACTTCCGTACCAAAGTACTGCAACACCCATCTCGGAGTTGTGGGTTTGCCAAACTTCTCACTCCAGTATTGGTCCGGCTGTTCTCTCCAGTGCCTGCTCGATTCAGTGTCTCCTTCAAGCATGTTCCTGTCCCAATTGAACATCGATGCCACGGCATCCTTTAGACTCTTTGCGAAACTGTCTTTTTGATATCCATGTTTTTCTACGAGTCTATCCGCGACTGTGCCTTTTCCAGAACCGATCAAACCTACTACGCCTATCAACATAGGTTTATTATACTATTTTTTTAAACGTTTTTCAATCTCTTTGATTGCTTTTCTTACAGATCTTAATATGGATGATCTCAAGGTTTTCTTGCGTTCTTTCAACGCCTTTATGCTCATTAACTCAAGTTCCTCTACCAAACTTTCCAGTTCTTCCAGTGAGAGGTCAGAGTATTTTTTGAATTGTGAACTTTTCATTGCAAGGTATTTAAATGTAGTTTGGTGTCAATTAACCAATAACAAAACTGTGCGGTGTTCCGCCTTCTTGGAAGTTTCCTATGTCTGCTTCCAGTCTCTCTATCTCTGCCTGTCCCTCGTTCTTCAACGCATCGCCGTTAAGCGTTGTGCCACCCTGTGGACCTGCTATGGTGTTGAACTTGCCTCTCGCTTCACCTAACATTATTTTAGACACAGCAAGTGTGTAATCTCTGATCCATGGTTTTGAGTAGATATCTTTAAACAGTGTGATGTCTGGTCTAAAGTTGT